CACCAATTAAGGTGGGTAACTTTTGTGACCGCATGGCTGCCAAATATCCATATAAAGTCGAAACTGATGTGAGCTCATGGGATGGAAGTCAACATGATTGGTTATTAGAGATATTGTGTGATTTTTACCGAAACAAGGTTAAAAACAAATCTGACGAATTCGATATTTACATTGATAACTTCACCTCATTTAAATTTGCGAATAGGGGAGGAAATGTCAATGGAAAATTGAAACGTGGTTGGGCGTCAGGTTACTTAGGCACTTCACACAACAATTCTTTGATACACATGATGATAGCTTCTTGGGTAGCATCCAAAATGAACTCATCAATGGGTTTAATGGTTTTGGGTGACGATGGTGTTGGCTTTTATGATAAATTTGATGCCGATGTCATGACGGAATGTTATGATAGACTAGGCTGGGAAATTGATATTTTGAAAGAGAATCATTGGACACTACTGAATTTTGTTCAGGATTATTGTGGAACGTTGGAGGAAATCATGTTTGGGGCAACAAACCCTTCAAGGTAATGGCTAAATTTGGTATCAATTATGGCAGACACCACCCAAAGATCTACAAATCATTGTTGTATGGAATTGCGAAAAGCATGTTGTCTAGTGCCGGGCATGTTCCTATATTGGGAGCATTTTTGCGGGCAATATGTTATGAAGCTTTGGAAAAAGGTATCAAACCAATTGTCAAGAATAAATGGGACAACCCTTATAAGATCAACGGTGGAGAAGAACTTTATCCAATGATTGACACTTACTTACAATTTGAAGAACGTTATGGCATTTCGGTTATGATGCAGATGGAAATAGAAGAATGGCTTGAATGCAACATTCGCTTGGACGACTTCCCTTATCATGTAAATGATGAAATTTTAAACAATGCTGCCGGCGTAGACCTCATGAATGGAACTAATGACAACATATTTACTGTGTTCCGAGCAAATGATAAAGATGATATATGGAAAGCAGCATATTTGGAAGAAGTCACAAAGTTAGAAGGAGCAAAGTCAATGTCACAAGCATT